TTTTTTTTTTAATGATACGGCGACCACCGAGATCTACACTCTTTCCCTACACGACGCTCTTCCGATCTGCTACGAAAACGCGGTCGCGGGTTTTGCGGGGGGTAGGGGACAGGACGGTCCCGGTGGGGTAGACGGTCGGTCGACGCGGGGTCGAAGGAAGGTCGAGGCTATGGGAGAACGAGGTCCAGCACCGAAGCCGACGGCGCTCAAACTGATCGCGGGGAATCCCGGCAAGCGCGAACTCAACCTCGACGAGGCGATCCCCGACCCGATGAAGGATCTCGATCCTCCCCCGGAGGTCGCGGCGGATCCGCGGGCGGCGGCGATCTGGCTCCGGCTCGTCCCGGATCTCGCGAAGTGCGGTCTCGCGAGGTCGGTCGACTGGCCGGTTCTCGCGCGGTACTGCCTCAAACTCTCCCGGTGGATATTCCTCGGGGAAGAGATCCGGCGGATCGGCGCGGAGAACCCGTCCTCGAAGGGGACGACGTACCCGATCACGGAGGGGTACGAAGAGGTCGTCGACGGCAAGAAGGTCCATCGCGAGCGGGTGAAGTACGTCGCGGAGTTCCCGTGGGCGTCGGAGTGGCGGACCCTCGACCGGGACCTCCGCGCGGACGAGCGGGCGATCGGGATCTCCCCGGCCGCTCGATCGAGGATCACGGTTCGAGGCGAGGGGCGGAAGAACGAGGACGATCTCCGGCGGGACTTCTTCAAACGGGGATCCTTCCTCGCGGGCGGGGGCTCCGCATGAGCGCGACGACCTTCCCGGCCCGCGTCGACGGAGAGGCGACCGCGTGCGGGAGGTTCGTCTTCCGCGAGGCGCTCGCGGCCCACGTCGAGACCTTCTTCGAGTCGTACCTCCGGCACTCGAAGGGGGAATGGGCGGGGCAACTCTTCCAACTCTCCACATGGCAGCGATGGATCGTCCGCGAACTCTTCGGCTGGGTCCGCGTCTCCGACGGGAACCGGCGGTACCGGACGGCGTACGTCGAGATCCCGAGGAAGAACGGGAAGTCGACCTTCGCGGCGGGGCTCGCGCTCTACCTCGCGATGTGCGACGACGAGTCCGGCGCGGAGGTCTACTCCGCGGCGGCGGATAAGGATCAGGCGCTGATTGTTTTCAAAGAGGCGTCGGAAATGGTCCGGCAATGCCCGGAACTCCACGAGATCTGCGAGGTCCAGACGAAGGCGATCGTCGTCCCGGGGACGACCTCGGTCTATCGCGTCCTCTCGTCCGAGGCGTTCACAAAGCACGGGCTGAACGCGAGCGGGATCGTCTTCGACGAACTCCACGCCCAGCCGAACCGGGAACTCTGGGACGTCCTGACGACCTCCGTCGGGTCCCGGCGCCAGCCGCTCACGATCGCGATCACGACGGCCGGATTCGACCGGAACTCGATCTGTTACGAACAGCACGTCTACGCGGAGAAGGTCCGGGACGGGATCATCGACGACCCGACGTTCCTCGCGGTGATCTTCGCGGCCGATCCCGGCGACGACTGGACCGCGCCCGAGACGTGGAAGAAGGCGAACCCGAACCTCGGGATCTCGATCTCGGAAGAGTACCTCGCGGGGGAATGTAAGAAGGCGAAGGAAACTCCCGGCTACGAGAACACCTTCAAGCGGCTCCATCTGAACCTCTGGACCGAACAGGAGACCCGATGGGTCGCGATCGAGGCGTGGGACGCGAACGACCTCGACCTTGCAGACGCGGCCGGACTCCGTGGGCGTCGGTGCTACGTCGGGATCGACCTCTCGACGACGACGGACATTGCGGCGGCGATCCGGGTCTTCCCTCGGGACGACGGGACCTTCGACGTCGTCTGCCGCTTCTACCTCCCAGCCGATAGCGCGGCGAAGCGCGAGCGCCGGGACCGGGTCCCGTACCCGGTCTGGATCCGGGAAGGGTTGATCAAGGCGACCGCGGGGAACGTGATCGACTACGACTTCATCAAGGCGGACGTCCTCTCGTGGTCGAAGATCTACGACCTCCGGGAGATCGCGTACGACCCTTGGAACGCGACCCAGATCGCGCTGCAACTCGAAGCCGAAGGCGCGACCTGCGTCCCGTTCCGGCAGGGGTTCGCGAGTCTCTCCGAACCCTCGAAACTGTTCGAGAAGTTGATCCTCGGGAAGAAGATCCGGCACGGGAAGAACCCGGTCCTCCGCTGGATGGTCTCGAACGTCGCGATCGAGATCGACCCGGCGGGGAATATCAAACCCTCGAAGAAGCGATCGACCGAGAGGATCGACGGGGTGATCGGGTGCATCATGGCGCTCGGCCGCGCTACCCTCCCCGATGAGAATGGCCCGTCCGTGTACCGCAAACGGGGGTTGATCACGGTATGAAGAACTTCCTCTCGAACTTGGCGCGTCGGGTTCTCCCCAATCGGATCGAACGTCGCGCGTCCTCGATCGGCGGCGGCTCCCTCTCCAATCCCCCCTCGTGGCTGGAGAAGTTGTTGCTCGGGAACGTCGACGCGGAGGAAGTCCCGGTCGAGATCAACGAGCGGAACGCGCTCTCGATCGCGGCCGTCTTCGCGTGCGTCCGCGCGATCTCCGAGGACGTCGCGAAACTCCCGCTCCACGTCTACCGCGAGGGGGAGAAGGGGAAGGAACGACTCCGGAATCACCCGCTCGCGAGGCTTCTCCGGGACCGGCCGAACGCGCATATGTCAGCGTTCGACCTCCGGCAGACCGTGACCGCTCATTGCCTTACGTGGGGGAACGGCTACGTCGAGATCGTCCGGGACGGGAACGGACGACCGGCGGAACTCTGGCCCCTCGAACCCGACCGCGTCGAGGTCCGTCGATCGACGGTCAACTCCGATGAGATCGTCTACATCTACAACGATCCCGCGGACGGGAAGCGGCGGACGATCTTCGAGGTCGACGCTCTCCACGTCAAAGGGCTCGGGTATGACGGGCTGATCGGCTACTCCGTCATCGCGTGGGCGCGGAAGTCCCTCGGGCTGACCGCGGCGGCGGAGAAGTTCGGCTCGTCGTTCTTCGGGAACTCGTCCCTCCCGAAGGGCGTCCTCGAACACCCCGGCGTGATCGGGGAGGAAGGACAGAAGAACCTCCGCGACTCGTGGGAGAAGGTCCACCGCGGGGCGGCGAACTACGGGAAGGTCGCAATCCTCGAAGAGGGGATGAAGTTCAACGCGATCACGATCCCCCCCGAAGACGCGCAGTTCTTGGAGACCCGGCAGTTTCAGATCCCGGAGGCGTGCCGTTGGTTCCGGATGCCCCCGCACAAGATCGCGGACCTCACCCGCGCGACGTTCTCGAACATCGAGCATTCCTCGATCGAGTACGTCGGCGACACGCTTCTCCCGTGGCTGGTCCGCTGGGAGCAGGAGATCCGGCGGAAGTGCTTTACCGGCGGGGAGGGGAACCTCTACGCGGAACACCTTACGGCGGCGCTTCTCCGCGGGGACCTCAAATCCCGCTACGACGCTTATGCAATCGGGCGGCAATGGGGATGGCTCTCCCCCGACGACGTCCGCGAGTTCGAGAACCTCAACCCGATCGAGGGGGACGGCGGGAAGATCTACCTCGTCCCGGCGAACATGACGAACGCGGACGTCTTCGCGAAGGTCAAGGAACCCCCGGCGGCTCCCTCGACGACTCCCCCGGGCGGCGGCGCCACGAAGCCCCCGGCGGAGACAACCCCCTCGACGACCCGTGCCTACAGGGATCTCGTCGTCGACGTGGTCTCCCGTATGCGGAGAGTCGAGGCGGACAAGATCTCGCGGCACGCGAAGCGAGAGGACGCGGTCGCGTGGTCGTCCTCGTTCATTCGGGAGAGGCGCGACGAGGCGACGAAGATCTTCCTCCCGCTCGCGATCGCGGCGATGCGTGGGAAGAAGGACGAAGCCCGGACCCTCGCGGAGGATCTCGCGGGCTCGCACGCGGCGTACCTCTGCGGCGTGTTCGAGGGAGACTGGACGAAGGATGTCGAGGGTCGGTCCCTCGCGTGGACCGAGAACGTCGTCGACGAGGTCGACGGCTTGTTCGCAATGCTCGCAACCCGAACGGAGAAGTCCCCATGACGATCACGACGAAGCCCACGACCGACCAGACCGAGAAGCGCTCGATCGGGATCTCCGACTTGGAGATCCGCGTCGAGGCGGGGAAGCCGACTCGACTCGTCGGCTACGCGGCGAAGTTCGGCGTCCGCTCCCAACCGATCTTCGGATCCTTCCGAGAGGTCATCGCGAAGGGCGCGTTCGGGAAGAACCTCCCGGGCGCGGATATCCGGTTCCTCGTCGGACACGACACCCGGGCGATCCTCGGGCGGACGAAGTCCGGGACCCTCTCCGTCCGCGAGGATGACGTCGGGCTCCGCTTCGAGTTGACGCTCCCCGAGACGACCCTCGCGAAGGACACGATCGAGCAGATCGGCCGACGGGACCTCGACGCGATGTCGTTCGGATTCAAGAAGGTCGAGGATGCGTGGGGGGAGGACGAGGAAGGCTTCGACCTCCGGACGCTGAAAGAGGTCAAGGTCTTCGAGTTGTCGCTGACCGCGTTCCCGGCGTACGACGAGACCGAGGTCGCGCTCCGGGAACTCTCGGAGTACCGGGCGAAGAAGCCCCACCCGCGGCGGAACCGGCTCCGCTTGCGTTTGGCGGAGCAGTAGGCGTAGCATACTGCACCCTCGACCCTCGGCGGGGGACGTAGTTCGGACGGGCGCGACCTTCGGCGCGTACCACGGACGGGATGGACGACGAACCAGCATCGAAAGGAACACGGGTCATGCCCACCATTCAGGAACTTCGGGAGCAGCGTGGACAGAAGATCGCGGACGCGCGGAAGATCCTCGACCTCGCGGGAACGGAGAAGCGGGAACTCACGTCGGAAGAGTCGGCGAAGTCCGACGGACTTCTCGATGAGGCGGACAAGATCAAGACGCAGATCGAGGCTCGCGAGAAGGCGGAAGACCGCGCTCGTCGGGTCGAGGACGCGGAGAACGAACTCCGGCAGACCGGCCGACGGACCCCGGCGACTCCGAACTCCCGTCCCGGAGAAAACCCCGGCGGTCGCGTTCGGACGGAGGACCGCGGCGCGGAGGATCCGAACGAGGTCCGCGAAATGTCGTGGCGGGTCGCGGGCGGGGAGACCCGTCGCGTCCCGATCGACCTCGAACGTCGCGGGTCCCGGAAGTATCGCGAGGCGTTTGCCCGGTATCTGATCAGCGGCTCGACCGAGGGGCTCGACCTCCGGGACGCGAACGCGGATCCGGAGACGCGCGACCTCGCGGCCGACTCGGATCCCGACGGCGGATACACGATCGCTCCGACGCAGATGGTCGCTCGTCTGCTTCAGGCGGTCGATAACGCGGTCGTCTTCCGGCAGTTCGCGACCGTCCTCCCCCTCCGTGGCGCCCAGAACCTCGGAGTCCCCTCCCTCGATACCGATGCGTCGGACGCGGAATGGACGACCGAGATTCAGACCGGCTCGAAGGACACGGCGATGAAGTTCGGCAAGCGCGAACTCAACCCGTCCCCCCTCCCGAAGCGGATCCTGATCTCCCGGAAGTTGCTCCGGAACTCCGCGATCGGGATCGAGGAGCTCGTTCAGCAGCGGCTCGCGTACAAGTTCGGCGTGACGGAAGAGAAGGCGTTCCTGACCGGGACGGGCGCGAACCAGCCGCTCGGCGTCTTCGTCGCGTCCGCGAACGGGATCTCGACCGGCCGGGACGTTCAGACCGGGTCCGCGACCAACTGGACGGCGGACGGGCTGATCGACATGAAGTTCACGCTCAAGCCGCAGTATTGGCCGAACTCGCGTTGGCTCATGCACCGCGACGGGTTGAAGTTGATCCGGAAGTTGAAGGACACGACCAATCAGTACCTCTGGCAGCCCGGCTTGACCGCGGGCGAACCGGACCGGATCCTCGATATCCCCTACACCCTCTCGGAGTACGCGCCGAACACCTTCACCACGGGGAAGTACGTCGCGGTCCTCGGGGATCTCCGCTTCTACTGGATCGCGGAGGCGCTCAGTCTCGAAGTCCAGCGGTTGCAGGAGTTGTACGCGGAGTCGAATCAGGTCGGGTACATCGGTCGGCTCGAAGTCGACGGGATGCCCGTCCTCGAAGAGGCGTTCGTCCGCGCGAAGACCAACTAATCCCGGCGGCGTGGTAGTCCCGGAGACGGCTCCGAGACGAACGGGTCCGAAGAGTCCGAACAAGAACAAGAACCCCCGGGGGTCGAGACCGGCCCCCGGGGAACTCAGAATCAGAAGGGATCAACGATGGAACTCTCTCTTGCGAAGAACGTCGCGATCGACCGAGTGTCGAACGCGGTCGCGGCCGGGACGACGGATATCAACTCGTCCTCGGTGAACATGGAAGCCTTCGACGTCGCGACGTTCCTTGTCGCGTTCGGGACGATCACGTCGACGGCCGTAACGTCCGTCCAGATCGACCACTCGTCCGACGACTCGGCTTGGAACTCGTGCCTTGGGTCGAAGGTCACGGTCACGGACGCGGACTCGAACAAGGTCGCGGTCGTCGAGACCGTCCGGCCGACGCTCCAGTACGTCCGATGCACCGTCGATCGCGGGACGGCGAACGCGGTCGTCGACGGGATCTTCGCGATCCGCTCGCGGGCTCGGAAGGTTCCGATCACGCAGGGCGCGACGATCGTCGGAACGACGGTGATCATCGGGTCGACCACCGGGACCCCGTAACGATCTCTCTCTTCTCCGAACCGCGGCGCTCCGAACGAAAGGCCGGAGCGCCGATTCGACCCTCTTGGAGACCCTCCGATGAAGATCTCGATGAAGACTCTCGCGGCCGGACCGGATGGCGTTCTTCGTTCCGGGCAGATCTACGACCTCCCCGACGACGAGGCGAAGCAGTTGATCGAGGGTCGGTATGCGACGGCGGTCGAGACGTCGGACGCGGCCCCCGGCCCCGAGAAGGCAAAGTCGCTCCAACCCGTCGACGAGGAACCGAAGGCGGATCCCGCTCCGGCGGATCCCGCTCCGGCGGATCCCGCTCCGGCGGATCCCGCTCCGGCGGATCCCGCTCCGGCGGATCCCGCTCCGGCGGATCC